TAAATTCAAGGAGAGTTAAATGACAAAAGCTAGAGACATAGCTGATTTTAAATTTGAAAATATCACTGATACTGGTACTGAGGGTACTAAAGTAGCTTCAGGAACTACAGCACAGCGTGGCTCTACGCAAGGTCAAATTAGATTTAATTCTACGACTGGGTTAGCTGAATACTATACTGGCACAGATTTTAAAAGTATAGATAGCCCACCACAAGTTTCAAGCATTTCGCCAACTACACAAAGTAATGCAAATGCAAACATTGTAATTACTGGTAATGGTTTTGGTACTGGGGCAACAGTAAAATTTATTGGTTCTGATGGAACTCAATATAATTCGCCAAGTGTCACTGTAAACAGTTCAACACAAATTACAGCAACAACACCTGCTTCACCTTTACCATCTTCAAAAGAACCTTATGATATTAAAGTGACGAATATATCTGGTTTGTCTGGTGATTTAGCAGACGCATTAGATACAGGGGGTGTTCCTGCTTGGACAACTGCTTCTGGTAATTTAGGACAATTAGCTGACAATTCAACTGGAAATCATTTTACATTACAAGCGTCAGACCCAGATGGAACAGCAGTCACTTTCTCAGAAAGTGGTGGTGCTTTAAGCAGTGCAGGATTAACTTTATCAAGTGCAGGTGTAATTAGTGGAGACCCAAATGATGTTTCTAGTCCAACGACAGTTTCGTTTGATGTTAATGCGACCTCTGGGGGAGATAGCACTTTAAGAAGTTTTAATATTATTATTGCAAAACCATCAATAACAGTAGGTGGAGTAGCAACTCAATTATCAAGTTCTGGTAATGCTTATAAATTATCTACGCAAGGATACTACCTTGTCACGACAAATGCTGATTTAAATGTATACATAGATTTATGGGGTGCAGGTGGTGGAACTTCTACTACTAGCTCATCTAGTCCTAACCCATCACACGGTTCAGCAGGTGGTCACACTTACGGACAAATGACTTTGCTAAATGGAACAAGTTATGTTCTTTTGATTGGGAGAGGTGGTAGAAATTCTACTGCTGACAGAATGTTTCCTGATGGTGGTGAAATGGACAATGCACATACCAACAGAGGTAATGGTGGTGGTTCAACAAGATTTGGACTTTACACTCAATCTGGCTTTAACTTAACTAACACTGCTTCTGACTACAATAATACAAACGCAGTTTATCAACTTATTGCAGGTGGTGGTGGGGGTGGCTCTCACTATGCGTCAGGTAGTGGTTCACTCGCAGGATATGGTGGTGGAACTAATGGTGCAGGTGGTGGTGGCTACTTTTCTTCTGAGGGTTCAAGTTCGCCTGGTGGTGGTGGTACACAATCGGCAGGTGGCTCAGGTGGAACTGGTGGTAGATTATCCAACGGTACAGCAGGTGCAAAATATTCTGGTGGTGCAGGAACAGGTGGTGCAGGTGGTGGTGGCTACTACGGTGGTGGTGGTTCTTCAGGATACTACTCACAAGGTGGTGGTGGAAGTGGATTTATAAATTCTACTTCTGGCTTACTTTCAAATACAGGATTTCAAACAGCTTCTACTTATTACACAGCACCAAGTGGAACTAGAAGTAATAGATTAAATGGTAATGAGGGAAATGGTGGACTTCATAGTAGTGGTGGTATTGCACCAGATGGTGGAGTTGTCTTTACATTAGTATAATGCCTAGAAAAAAAATTACTGCCAAAGAGTTTGTTGAACAAGCAACAGGAGTAAGACTTTCTGCACACGAAAGAATTTGTGCTGAGAGAATGAAACACATTCAAGAAAGTATTAAAGAATTAAGTAAAGAAGTAAAATCGTTAAGAACTGAAGTCTCAAAAGGTAAAGGTGCAATTTCTGTACTGGTGTTTTTAGGTACTTTAATAGTTGGATTAGTAGGATTCTTTAAGTGGAATGCCTAAAAAGAAATCTAGTTTATTAAATAAAGAACCTCACGAAACCAAAAGCAAATTTAAAAAGACTTCTATATCAACGAACAAAAGTAAAATTAAATGGTCTTCTATGAACAAACACAAAAGAAGACAACATAAAAAATGATAAAAGTAACTTTATTTATGATTATGTGTTCAGCATCAGCTAATGAATGTATGCCTCCTTATCGACTTGCATTATTAAATAATCATTATGATTGTATGCAAAGAGGATATTCAGAGAGTGCTAAAAAAATAGAAGAAATAGGTCAAGAACAAATAAATGAACATTTAATTTATATAAAGTTTATTTGTAAACCAACAAAAATAACGGAGAGTTAAAATGACAAAAAGACGTGGACTATATGCAAATATAAATGCAAGGAAAAAAGCAGGTACTTCAAGACCAAAATCTAAAAGTACAATTAGCAAAAAAGCATATGCTAATATGAAAGCAGGTTTTCCTAAAAAGAAAAAATATGCGTAGTAGAAACTACAAAGCAGAATATCGAAAATATCAAAGTTCTACAAAGTCAAAATTAGATAGAGCATCTAGAAATAGAGCAAGAAGAAGATTAGCTCGTTTAGGTGCTGTATCAAAAGGTGACGGTCGAGACATAGATCATAGAAATAAAAATCCTAGAGATAACTCTATGTCAAATTTAAGAGTAACATCAAAAAAATTAAACAGAGGAAGATACAGAGTATCATAATATGTGGTTCAATTTATTATCAATGGGCATCAAGACTGGTGCAAAATTATATTCTGATAAACAAAAAACAAAAGAAGCTTTATCAGAAGCTAGACTACTTCACGCCGAGAAGATGAAACGAGGGGACATCGAGTACCAAGGAAAAGTATTTGAGAACCAGAAGGGAGACTGGAAGGACGAGTTCGTACTTTTGACGGTTAGCTCCCCTCTGTTTCTTTTAGCATATTCTGTGTTTGCAGAAGATGAAGAAATACAAAATAAAATAGATTTATATTTTGAAAAGCTACAACAAATGCCGTGGTGGCTAGTTTCATTGTGGATTAGTATAGTTGCGGCAATTTATGGAATAAAAGCTACAGATTTAGTAAAACGAAAATAGGAGATAATATGAAAGAGTTTAAAAGTAATATGCAACACTTATGGTTATTTCATAGAAAAACTGTATTAGTTGTAGGGGTGCTATTTGTTATTGCAGTAGTATTATAATAATGAAAACAATTATTAATTGGATTAAAAAATTTTGGGAAAAACAAGAAAAAGCAATAGAAGATTGTATGCCTATAGCTTTTCCTGAACCCGAAGAAATAAACAGAGATAACCTTTGTCCTACTTGTCATAAAGACTTTGGTTGTCAATGTGAGTAGTTATGAAAGTATCTGAAAACACATCAGTAGCTATGCCAATCAAAAATATGATTGGTATTATTATAGGAGTAGCTATGGGTATTTTTGCATACACAGAAATTACTGCAAGACTTACTTCACTTGAAACATCAAGAGAATTAATGACTGCTGATTTACTCAAAAAGTCAGAGCAGACAACCGTAGATAAAGAGCAATTTATCCTTATTGAAGATTTATATAAAACTACTGATGAACATACAGAGCAATTAAATAAAAATGTTCACAATCAAGTAATGCTACAACATTTAGAAAAACAATTAGAAAAAGCATTAAGTGATTTAGAAAAATTAAAAGATAAAGTTAGGGAGAACGGAAATGGAAATAGTCATTAGTCTATTAATGTTTCTGGGAGAACCTGCGGTATTAAAAGAACATTTATATATACAAGATCAACGAATGGCAACTTGCCTTAAAATGAAAAGAATTAGCGAAAGATCGTCAAATGCTAAATACCAATGTGCCAAAGTAAAAGCTACAGTTATTGTAGATGAATATTCTGGCGAGAAAAAAATTACTAGCATAACAAGTATGGACTAATGAGAAAAGAACACAAAAGCCCTACTGGTGGATTAACTGCAAAAGGTAGAGCATACTTTAAAGCCAAAGGTCATAATCTAAAAGCTCCCGTCACAGGAAAAGTAAAACGAGGATCAAAGGCGGCAAAAAGAAGAAAGAGCTTTTGTGCTCGTATGTCTGGAGTTAAAGGTGCTATGAAAGATAGCAAAGGAAGACCAACAAGAAAAGCATTAGCTTTAAGAAAATGGAGATGTTAAATTATGAGTAAAAAACTAAAAGCATTAAGTAAACAACAAATGAACACACTTAAAAAACATTCTGTTCATCATTCAACAAAACATATGAATTTTATGAAAGATCAGATGCGAAAAGGAAAATCATTCAAAGTCGCACACAGAATGGCTCAATCAAAAGTTGGAACGTAATATGAGTAAAGAAACAGAAAAGAAATTATCAGAACTGCACAGCAAACTAACTGATAAACTATTAGAAAAAATTAGAGACCCAGAAGTAAAAGCTTCTGATCTTAATGTTGCTAGGCAGTTTTTAAAGGATAATAACATAGATTGTGTACCTACCGAGAACAACTCTATGGCGAAACTTGCAGAGGAGCTCCCATTTAAGCTCTCTGATGTAATACAAGGTAAAGGAGACATAAAGCAATAAACGCTTATATACACGCCTCTAGTGGCGTTTAAAGGGTATATTATGAAAGAGATAACCCAAGATTTCAGGAACTTCCTGTATATCGCTTGGAAACATTTAAATCTTCCAAGCCCAACAAAAGTGCAATTTGATATTGCCGACTATTTACAGAATGCACCAAGACGAGCAGTTATACAAGCCTTTCGAGGTGTAGGTAAGTCTTGGATATGTAGTGCCTTTGTATGTTGGAACTTGTTGAAAAACCCCGACTTAAAATTTCTCGTGGTATCAGCAAGTAAAACAAGAGCAGATGATTTTAGTACATTTACAAAAAGACTAATAACTGAAATGGACATACTAAAGCACTTAACACCAAGATCAGACCAAAGGGGAAGTAATGTATCCTTTGATGTTGCCCCTGCAAAAGCGGCACACTCTCCATCTGTTAAGTCCGTAGGAATCACAGGACAACTAACAGGTAGTAGAGCAGATTATATTATTTCTGATGACTGCGAAAGTTTAAACAATAGTTTAACTCAAAGTATGAGAGATAAACTTACAGATAACGTTAAAGAGTTTGAAGCTGTGTTATCTCCTAGTGGTAAGATTATATTTTTAGGTACACCACAATCAGATATGTCAGTTTATAATGACTTACCGACTAGAGGATATGAAACTAGAATATGGACAGCTAGAAATCCTGAAGCAACAAAAGCATACAGATATGAAAACAAACTAGCACCTTTTATTAAAGAAGGTAAGTTTGGAGAACTAGAACCTATTGATCCCGAAAGGTTTGATGATTTAGAGCTCAAAGAAAGAGAAGCAAGTTATGGACGAAGTGGCTTTGCCCTTCAGTTTATGCTTGATACTACTTTATCAGATAAAGAAAGATACCCACTTAAATTAAGTGATTTAGTAGTAATGGACATTAATAATGATATAGCTCCCGTCAAGTTAGCTTGGGCGGGTAGTCCCGAATACATTTGTGAAGATTTGCCAAGCGTAGGTTTTACAGGAGATAAGTATTATAGACCTATGTTTAAATCCGAAGACTTTGGAAATTACAAAGGTTCTGTAATGTCTATTGATCCTGCGGGTCGTGGTCAAGATGAATTGGCGATTGCCATAGTCAAACAGCTAGGTGGTAATCTATTTGTGCAGAACTGCACGGGGTTAAGTGGTGGGTATACAGAAAGCAATCTAACAAAGATTGCAACACTAGCTAGAGACACTAAAGTTAATATGATTATCGTTGAGAGTAACTTTGGTGATGGTATGTTTACACAACTATTAAAACCTGTAGTCCAAAGGTATTATCCTGTGACTATAGAAGAAGTTAATCATACTAAACAAAAGGAACTTCGTATCATTGATACGTTAGAACCTGTGATGAACCAACATAGGTTGGTTGTTAGTCCGCAGTTAATACGTCAAGATTTTGACACAACTGACCCTAACTACCAATTATTCTATCAGTTAACTAGGATAACAAAAGATAGAGGATCATTAAGAAATGATGACCGACTTGATGCTCTTGCAATTGCTGTTGCCTATTGGGTAGAACAAATGTCTATAGACAGCGAGAACCAACTTCAAGATCATAGAGAACAATTATTAAAGCAAGACTTGGAGAAGTTTCTAGAAGGAACTTTTGGACATAGCCAAACAAAAGACCGATGGATTTAAAGACAAGCACGGGCTAATACAACTACTACGATTACTTTGATTAGTATTAACTATAGTATTATATCTATAGTATTAGTTGTAGTATTATATCTATTAGATAATATCATAGTGTTATCTCATTAGGTACACGCTGGACAACTAGATTTAGTAGTGCAGGTAGTCCTGACTACCACATTTTGCATAGATTAAGCTAAAAGCTAGTATTGGCGTAGGTAGTTAACGACCGAAACAACTCGGGTGTTGCACAATTACAACATCTTGTCAACTCATTTTGTTTTGTTGAAAAAATCTGAAAGGGTATCTTGTTATCGTTCACTATCGAAAAACCCCCGTACACGTCTAGGTTGCATTTTAAAAAGACAAAATTAAAAAGCTACAAACCACAACAAACAATAATAAGGATATACAATCCGTTTTATTTAAAATTATAACGGCTTGATTTTTTTGTGGGTGGTTTCTTTAAGTGACGGGGTGTATCTGTTTTTTTTGTGAAAAATCCTAAACCAGAACGGACAGAAAAATTTTAATTAACTCGTTATGACTTGTTATAAACTTTGGACATCTACAACAAGTCATAAGATTAACAGGTGTTAACCTGTGGTTATGTTTGGTTTTGTTTCCGTTGTTTCCGTTGAACTTTTAACGGGTTGATTTGAGTTTTTATCTACGTCTTGATGGTAGCCCTCATCAACAAACGGGAACGATAATTGAACGGGTTGTTTTGACTTCTTTTTCAATGGTCTAACTCGTTCTGTTATTGTGTAGGTTATTGTCTTTTTACGGACATAACCTTTTTCTTTTAAAGTTAATGGTTTTGACTTGTTATCCATTATTGACCTCACTTTCCGTTTTTGGTTGTTGTTGATTTAAAGAACTCGGGATATTTGCCCTCGTTCTAATTGCCCGAACACGTCTAAATCTTAACGGCTCGGATAGTTTTAAAGT